ACACCCTCGGTCAATCTATGCTTTTTTAGTAGTTCAAGTAAATTCATAATGATTTGATATAAATATCAGTGTCTCTCTTCAATTCATCCTCTGGCACATTATCCAAGTTATCACCATACTTCTGTGTCCAATATTGTTTGATCTTACCCAACATTGGTCCTGGCTTTAATTGTGGAAAATTAGCCATCAACCACTCACCACCATATTTGGATTTAACTGGGGTAAATGATTCAATCTCTTTTTGTTTATCCAACAACATCTGATACTTTTCTGGAAACAACCGCTTCAAGAAATAGTCTGGGTCACTAATCTGTTTGTGTTTATTCAAACCAATCAATGACTTTCTAATATAATCAGCACTAGGTCTACCAGCTCTAACTCTCTTACGATCACTGTGATTCATAGTTTGACCCTTATAGTCATCGCTATCAAACATAGGACTACCACTAATAAACTTAACAACATCATCATTGTTTTGTATACTATCGTAATCACCCAATACATCACCATAACCAAGTATTTTCAAACCGTCTTTTAGATTCTTAGTAATTAGTATATCGTGATGTCTACCACTTTTATCTACATAAATCTTTTGAAAACCTGTAGTAGCATACTTGTAACCATTTTGTCTAGCCATTACACCCAATATACCACTAAAGTCTCCTAGTGCTAAATAAGTCTTTTGTGCGTCAAAGTCATCGTCTGTATCCGCATACAGAAAGTCTACATGAACATCCTTACCCAAATCAGACTTGTAAAGAACACTATAGATATTTCCGTTACGACTATAATCCTTTACCTTATTACCCAAATTAGATAACAACGTGTTCTTGATATCACCAGACGATCCTGTCAACACAATATCAATATCACCATGATCTTGTTTGGATGGTAGTGATTTACTCAATTCAAACTTGCTAAAACTATTACCCAGTTGATTCTTGAGTTCGTCAAAAACACTGTTCATTTCAGATGTAGTAACTCTACTGGCTCTACTACCAAATAGTTTGCCGCCCTCTTTCAATAAATCCATTAACTTGATCATAGACTATAATTAGATCTACACACTTGACTCACTGATGATTTAATCAATCATGATGTTATATAGGCCATTGTAAACGGTGTTATGGTAGAACTTTGCGCATTTGTAACTGAATTACCAGTAATACTATAAATTTGAACATAATCAGTGCTACCATTAAAATAAACTAATAACGACAAATTCGTATTAACAACACCGGTCCCACCGACAGACGTTAAATCAGCTCCATTTTTGCGTAAAGTTAAATAACCTTCTCCTCCACCGCTATAAACTCTTGCTCCAGCAGATACTTGATACCATCCGGCTACAGTTGGAGTAAATCTACCCGTTGTATTATTATACCAACTGGTAGAATCCGTTACTGCGATATTATATTTAATTATTGTAGCTGCATAACCACCAGGATTTACAACACTTGTTGTTCCATATCTATAAATTGCAGTCGTTGATCCGCCGCCGCCACCACCATTTAAAGCATATGAAGCGGTTAAAGCATATGAAGCGGTTAAAGCAGATGAAGCGGCCAAAGCATAAGAACTGCTAACGGAAGCTGACGCAAAACTTGAACTAATAGAACTTGTTGCGAAAGTAGCAACATCAGCGTGACTCGAGCTTTGTATGTATTGAATAATTTCTGAATAACTAGATGATACCATTACATTTGTATAATCCAACACATTAACATATACTCTATCAACAATCTGTCCCAGAAATTGAGAGCCTGACACAGGTTGTCCTGTGGCAGCCATCTTTCTTATTTTTAATGATGTATTATCCAACTTTTGAACACCATAATCTGACCCAGTATCATTCAATCCTCCAACCAGAGCTACATAAGTTGTATCATATTGTGTATATATACTATTTGGAAATTCGATTGATTGTGGGGTAAAACTACTTGTGTATCTAGCAACACCTTTAGTAATTCTAAACTCATCCAAATATCCGAACATTGCTGTGGTTGGACTACACGTTGGACGGGAACCTATGTAAGTCGTGCCTCCTTGGTTATTTATAATTCCAGTTATGCCGGCACTCGACTCCAGAACACCGTTTATGAACAAATAAACTGTATTATTGTCTCTGGTTACCACAACATTATACCATGTGTTTTGAGAGATTGTAGTTGTGGATGTAACACTTGTTAGTGTTGATCCCACAACAAAAGTGGCATTTATTTTATTATCTGCTTGTCTACCTATATCAAGTGTTAAAGTTGTATAAGCATTACAATCCGCTCTTCTGGATAAAATGGGTCTATATACACCTACGTCTGAAAAATTTGCCCAAAATTCAATTGTAAAATTTGATCCCGCAAAAACAGTAGGCACGCTTGAAAATGATAGATAATCACCGGTGCCATCGAAATATCCGCTTCCACTACCAAATTTATAAATTGATGATGTAATTTTTGTATTACCACTCCTAGTCACACTCACATTATTCGGCCCACTATCTGCAAAAGTGGTGGAATTATTAGCCCCATTAAAATGTAGTAATAAACTACAACTTGTATAATATGGATCGCCAGTTGCGTAAATCCATCTTTCTAAAACAGAAACACCCCACGCATCACCTTCCAAATTAAGACCCGTTATGATATTTTCTTGGTCCGGTCCAACCGAATATAATATTGTCTGATTCACAATACTGCCTGTTTGTAACGACGCAGTAATAATATTATTGTAAACTGGAGCAGTTGCATACGAGGCTGTTATCGCATTGTTACTCCAACTTGCAGTTATTGGATACGTGCTACCAGTTATTAATGTTGTTCCTCCTTCACTTGCATTTAATGCATATGAAGCCGTCAACGAATATGAACTACTAATACTATTCGCAACATAACTTGCAGTAGATGCAAAACTGGAACTTGTAGAATTATCCGCATTAACAACATAACTGCTGCTGATACTCCTACTTGCAGTTATTGGATATGTTGAACCAGTTGTCAAAAAAGAACCAGCATTAGATGCGTATGAAGCAGTCAAAGCATAACTTGCACTGACAGCACTACCACTATAATAACTAACAGCATAACTTGCTGTCGCAGCATATGAAGCGCTTCCATAGAATGTTCCACTATTATTATGCGTATAAAAATTACTCGCGCTTATTGTTGATTCATATGAAAGATTACTTCCAGAAATTATTAATTTTCTTACAGGATTAGATCCATCTTGAAAACTAATTTCTCCATCTCCAGGCGTTATGATGATATTAGTTGGCATAGTTTATTATAAATATTAGAAAATTGCTATGCCCACAGTTAATACTGCGGTTTAATTTACAATTTGTTATATGTCTTTTCGAACTCAACTTTAGCAATACGATAATAACCAGTATTAGCTGGGTCTTTTACCAAATAATCGCCTGGCTTAATAATCATATCTTCTCCCCACGGAGCTTTAAATGTTACTGGTTCGCCTGTATACAAAGCAACTTGTCTTGGAGATTGTTCTGGATAAATATCTCCACCAACATTACCAGTATATAACTTAGGTAACTTAGCTGCCTTGATTACATAATTCTCACCAGTAGCACCACTAAAAATAATATCACCAACTTCAGCAGTGTTTTGTGTTTCTTTACCATCACTGGTTGTAGTAACTACTGGTTGTTGAATGGTTGATTTGGTATATGTCATTGGAGGCATAGAACCAGGCTTACCTCCGTCAATGTATTTATAAACCAACTTTTGTTTGGTTACTGGCTTAAATGCTAATGTGGATGCAATTTGATTGATATCTGCATTAGCAACTTCACTGAGAATGTCTTTTAACTTGATCATAGGTTTATAAAGTATTTGCCTTTTGGACCACTATACTTGAATCTGGTAATTGGTAAAGATATATTTAGATTATCTTTGATGTGTGGAAAGCTACCCTTCTTCACATAAGCTAGTGTCATGTGAGGTTTATAGTCTGGATAACTATCACTATTAGGATAACCATCACATCTACGTCTCAATTCGGTCAATATAGGACTTTTTTCAACTTCAAACTTAACCACATCAAATTTATCATTTTCAAACAAATTGAGTGCTTTCAATACCACATTAAATGGCTTTACACCTTGAAGGATTCTAGCAACATCGGGTCTACCAATATCTGGTTCAAATCCATACTTGAGAGTCACATGAGGTTCTTCATCATAACCATATGTAGGATCATTGGGATCGGTATATAGTATTTGCGGTGGTATTGCGGTTCTACCAAGTCTAATTACATGTGGTCCATAAGTGGGACTTACATGTGCCATTAAACAACCTTTTTCAACGTGTCTATTTTCTACGAGTAACATATTTTCTAATAATTTCACGAATCAAATGTTCCTTCTTTACCAATTGGTCCAAAGGCACACCTCTATACTTTTGTCTTAGTTGCGCAATTGGCATACCATATTGTTTTTCAGCTTGAGTAATCAGATTGTATCTATCTTGTTTCTCTTTTTCTAAAGATGCCAATTTACGAGCAACTACAGTAGCAACAGTATTCTTAATGTTATCATTATAATACTTCTCACCCGATACCAAAAGATCATTCAATATTTTAATTTCCACTTCTAACCCATTTACTTCTTTTTCTAAATTATCCTTTTCAGCAGGCGTAAGTTTCGCTCCTGTTGTATGAAGTTTTCCTCTCTTTTCAATAAACTCTTGAGTCTTATCATCAATTACTTTTTCCAAACTATTATCTTGTTCTAATTTATCAACTCCCCAATATGGATAATCAAATTCACTACCAACCGGTGTAGTGTTCCAATCACTATCAGTTACTTTTATCGATAAATTATTACCTTTAATAGCTTTAACAACAGCTTTTATACCCATTCCTTTAAATTTTACTTTGTCACCCACTTTGAAAAACTTATCAGCTTCGTCTGTAGCAGATGGTTTAGGTGTAGGTGGAGGAGTTTCTTTCTTAGGTTCTTCTTTGTCATACAGTTCATTGTATGACCTTATTTTGATACCAATTTCATACAAACACTCAGTTGGATTATATCCATTAAACTCTATGACTTTTTCATATTGATCTTTGTATGGAATTACCTTGTCTTCATTATAATCCCAGAATGTTACAATGATAGCTTTACCACTTGGTATTGTGCTTTCAATTTGTAAATCCAAATTTTCAGGTGGTTTACCATCTGTATTGTCTACCTCAAAGATTCTACCCTTCATGATGGGATCTGAATATTGACCCATTCTACCCAATCCCTTTAGAATATTTTCCAATTGCAAATGACCACCACCATTGTTACTAGCCTTTAATCGTTTGATACCTTGTTGTGCCCAATACTTTGATTGTTCGTCACCTTGAAAATCATCACTATATTTGAGTTGTTCACTATCTTCCATCTCTTTGATGTCTTTTAATACATCACTATCATCTGAATAAAACTGTTTTTTGTTGTCACTATATCCAAATATTGACTTTTTACCACTCTTGTCGTCTTCATAAACGAAAAAAGCACATCTGTTAGCTGGGGAAGTATAGCTATAAGTCTTTCTCTTATAATATACAGTATCGGGATTCTCCACCAAAATATCAATTAGTTTAACCATAAATTTTACCAGTATTTTCCTTTACCCTTGTTTCCTAAACTACGAATACGATGACTACGGCAACTCCAGTAACCAGCTGTAGTTCTATCTTTCTTTTGACTACATCTGTGTCTAGCGGCAAAACTCTTACGACGAGCCTTGCTACTAGCTCTACTTCTCATATTTGGATCACCAAAAGTTACCTTCTTCACGTTGCCGTTTTTTGATTTGACATACACGGCGTATTTCTTAGGACCGCCTGGAGTTCTGAATGGTCTATTGAGATGAACAGTGCGACCTCTGTGTTTCAACTCCATGATCAAATCTTCTTCGACTTCAATAGGAGCATCCAAATAAACCTCTCGACCCTCAAATACTTCCTTCTTACCAAGATCACTCTCGACCAATTCAGCATCTGCATCACACAACTCTATTAGGTTGTCATAATACAATTTACGAACTTCATCAATCAACTCAAAGTAAGATTCACTGTAGGTTCGAAAAATGTTCTCACACAAAGGTATGTTCTTTGACAAATGATATCGTAAATTGGAAGTTGTCTCTACTTCTTCCAACAAGTTCATTGAGCAAAGCGAGTCGCTCTCTATCAGGTCGTTAAGCTTGATCATATGATATAAATATTATCCGTATTTGTTTATCGTTTTTAATTCGTTAATCAATATCTTTTCTTCGGCATCCAAGTTCTTATCTAGTTCAACAAATACGTCATCCAATGACATCTTGGTGCTTGAACGTTTCTGAATGGTCTTTAGACTTTCAAGAGTATCAACCACAGTATCCAATGTGTTTTTATGTTTGTTAAACGTAGGTAACTCAATATGATTACTGAATTGTAAAGCTTTTGGAGCAACACCTTTGAGAAGATTGATGATCGAAGCAACAATGTGTTCAAATATACCAAATATAGCTCCAGCGATTGGGTTTGTTGCTGCCAAGAATCTCAATACCATAAAACATATCAAGAAGATCAATATGCCAGTTACACCTATGGTAACAAATCGTTTCAAACCATACATTATACCACCAAGTCCCATCCAACTATTTACTTCGTCAACGGTCACTTGCAACGCATCGGCCTTCTTTGCAACTTGTGATGCTTGTGTTTCGAGACCTTTTATTTGTTCTTCATAAATGTCTTCGATCTCTTTCTGTTTTACTTGAAGTGCTAGAATCTCCTCGTCTCTTTGTTTTAGAAGTTTAGCACCCTTGTCTTTTTCTTTCTGAACTTCACTATTCAAAAGATCTGTAAGTTCCTTGATTTTGTTCAACTCATCAATATTAGGGTTGCCAGTAATGTTCAATACCCTATTGTTAAAGTCTATAGCAGTCTTGACTTGAACTGGAGGGTTGGTGACCGCCTTCAACGAGTAATCAGTTCCAGATGCTAAAGTTGCAACTTGTTGTAGTTTCTCACCCTCATTTTTTGCCAATTCAACTCGGGTCTCAGCAAGACCATCTTTTGTTTTTTGAACCTTTTCTACATTGGATGTTTTGCATCCTCCAACCAATAAAAAAGAAGCCAAAAATAGTGTAAATAGTTTTCTCATACCTATAAATATTGAATCGGTGTATAAAAACTTGTGTATTTCACCACACTCATTTATGATATTAACATGTCAAAATATTGTGACACATCGCTGATATATCTAAAATCGATCAACAAATCGGTCGCACGTAATTTGATCGAAAAGAACCACTATACACACAAGTGGACCAGTTGTTCTGTAGCATATGGTGTGTATACCAAAGATTATGTTGAAAGCACGTTCTTTGGAGGATTTGACAGTAGATTGATTGGGGTTCTTGTATACGGTAATGCTGTAGGACGTAACTCAAGCACCAGTATAACTCCGTTACTAACCAATGATAACGTATTTGAATTGACCAGATTGTGGATTGAAGACGGTCACGGTAGTAACATAGAAAGTTACTGCATAGCAGAAAGTTTCAGATTGTTGAACATGGAGTTTCCTCAAATCAAGTGTATCTTGAGTTATGCTGACAGCGAAGTTGGACATGCCGGAACCATTTATCAAGCAACCGGCTTCTTATACCAAGGCGACAATTATGTTGATATCGCATTGATGCCAAATTACAGTGTTAGTTTGGTTGGACCACCCAACTATGATTGGATACACAGTAGAAACGTCTATGGTAGATGGAAAACACACAATGTGGACAAACTTAAGGAACGTATAGGAAAAACGTTCTGGCGCAAACGTGAGAGTGGCAAACACCGTTACATCAAGTTCATCAGTAACAAGATTGAAAATAAACGGCTGTCAAAATCGTTGATACATAAACTGTTACCCTATCCGAAATCAACATCTTTCACAGAACAAATACAAGAAGTTGTAGTGGGTAATAACAACGAATTTTTCCAATAAAAAACCCACCAGCCTTTCGACTGGTGGGTTCGTTATCTAATTTAGACTAATCCAAATTATACGGTGTCGAGATCGGCGATCAAGACCTTACCGTAGAACTCAGGACGCACTACCTTCTTAGCGTAGCGAGTCATCACACCACGGCGTGGAGTGAAGTTCACTGGATCATAGACCAATGGAGTTTGGATGAGTGGGATGTATGGAGCATACACAGCACCAGTCTCCAAGAAGTTGCTACCACGGAAACCAACGAGGATAGCATTATCGGTCATGTATGGGTTCTTGTAAACTTGGAAGCGACTTGCGAAGCTACCAACACGGCTTACACCCATTGCGAACTTAGCTTGGTCACCGTCAGTGTTCACAACATATCCTGGGATTGACTCCAAGATGGTTGCTACGTCTGGCGAACATACCAAGAAGTTTGCGCCACCACGTAGAGTCAATTGGTGAATCTTGTTAGAGACCTTTTGGATCTTGTTACCAAGAGTTTGGAACCAAGTGCTCTTTACGTAAGCGGTGCGGTTTGCTGAAGCATTAACAACACGGGTGAACGAAGCCACATCGGTGGTGTTGTTTACAGTCTTGGTGAACTCAGTTCCGATTTGGGCAGACCAAGCTTCGGTAGTTACACCAGTGACAGACTCGTTCAACATGTCGAGGATTTCGAGGTCGATTTCCATCGAAACATACTCACTCAAGAGAGCAGTAAGTTCTGCTTCTGCATCAATAGAGTGATATGCGTTCAAGTCTTGAGCCAATTCTGGGGTCCAGACAGCCTTCAACTTACGAGTCTTAGCAACGATTGGTTCGCTCTTCAACTCAAGGTTGACTTCTGGGATCTTGATGTCAGTGCCGATAGATTGGGTATAGACGTTGTTAGCAACACCAGAACCTTCACCAGCGGTCTTACCGTCTTCGAAGTCACCACGGAGGTTGTCCGAAGGTTGAACTGTGTAGTTCAAACGTGCGGTAGTAGTAGGAGCAGCTGCACCAGCAGATTGACTTACGAACAAGTTAATTTGATAGTATGGGTTTGCCAAGCTACCAGTGTTAACTGCGGTTGCGTAAGTGTTCAATACAGTGTAAGCTACACCAGAACTCTTTTGAACACCGAAAGAACGAACTGCGTTCAAGTCAACGTTCCAGAGGTTACCGGAACCTGGCTTTGTTTCGGTGTTGTCGTCGATGTTAAAGGTAATCTTGTAGACACCTGGAACTTCGTTAGAACCGTTAACGGAAGCACTGAAAGAAGAATCGAATTGTAGATCGTTCCAGCTTGCGGTAGCTACGAGAACAGTTGCGTTTGAGCTAGAGACGGTGCGCTCAGAATAAGCATAGCGTCCTTGGCCATAGAGACCATTTACAGCAGCATCAGTAGAACCGAGCTTCTTTTGGTTACCACCGAACAAGCTTTCGCCTGCAGTGTGTCCCAATTGAGTGCCGGAACCATACTTGAAGTCGAGATAGAAGATAAGACCGCTTGGGAGGTTCATTGGTTGAACCGAAACGAACTCCTTAGCAGCGATCTCAGCAAATACACGACGGACCAATGGAAGAGCAACGCCTGCCCATTGTTCACTGTTTGCACTAGTTCCAGTTGTTGAAGCTTCGTCCAACAATTGCTTTGCTTGGTTTTCCAAGAGGATCGACATGTGTGCCTTTTCAACACCTGTGGTGTTTTCGAGAAGACCTGTCTTTTCCCACTTGTTTTGAAGACCACGGGTTTCAGCCATTAGCTTAGCCTGTGGATTCATATTATTTGTTAGTAGACTCTTTACGTCCATAATATTATTTTCCTATCTTTTGGTTTGTTAATTACTCGCAAACAAATTACTTCTTGATTCCTGCGAGCTTTTGGAATCTTGAAGCCATCACATCAGCTTGAGGTTCTACAATCGTAGAGTCAGGCTTTGTGCTGGATACTGGTTTGCTTGCCAAACCTTCGGTGATAGTTGAGACAGTCGCATTTGACTTTTTCTTGGCGACTGATCCACCGGCATTAAATGATTCGGCCAAAACTGTGTATGCCAATTTGATTTCACGCAATGTCTTGGTGAGATCAAATGTGTTGATGACCTTCAACTTTTGGTCTTCGGTCAAATTCTTACCCTTGAAGATCTTGTTGGTATAAAGCAACTTAGCATTCAAGAGATTGGTTTCTTCAAGAACACCCTTCAAATACTTCACAGTATTTTGATGTTCCTTCAATTGATTCTTCAATGCTTCGTTTTCTTCATTGATAGCAACAAGTGCTTCTGCCATTTCTTCAGCAGTCACTTCTTCTTCATTAGTGTCTCCTTCCATTGGGGAAGGAACTTGTCCAGCAACTGGTGCTACTGGAGCTTGAGGAGCCATAGCGGCAGCTGGTGCTGCTACTGCAGCTGCTGGATCAGCAACTGGGGCCACTGGGGCCACTGGGGCAACTGGTGCTTGACCATCTTCTTCCAATTCAGCGAGAAGTTCGTCAAGATCAACAACTTCTTCTTCAGAAGCTTGTTCTTCTTCAGCTACAACTTCATGCTTCTCTTCCTCACCGTCTTCCTTGTTACCTTCTTGTTCCAACTCAGCAAGAATCTCATCCAACTCTTCGCTGGTGATTTCTTCGCCTTCTTCAAGAGTTGCGTCGAACTCTTGTTTTCCAGCTGGAGTGGTGTTCTTTGTTGCCGATGTAGAAGGCTTGGTTGGATGTTGCTTAGAAGCAATATTACTGTCATCCTTACCGATACCAGAAGATGCAAGCTTCTCTTCGATCTTGCCTTCTTCGTTACCTTCGTTTTCTTGTTCTGACTCTTCCTTGAGCTTCTCTGCGAACATTTCTTTCATGCTCTTTGCGAAGTTTTCCTCAAGAAAGGTTTTTGCATTAGCAATTGCAGTTTCACGAACTGCCTTTGCGTCTGCGATGCTTTCCTTTAATAGATCGCTCATATTAATTTTGCCTTTCCTATGTTGTTTTGTGAAGTTATTGGAGAACTCCAAAGAAGATTTAAATTCCGTGGCATCAAAGACATTGACGCATTTGATAATAAATATAATTTAAATTTGGAAAATGGCAATTTTTTTGATATTTATAGATGTATGCCAGCAAAATCTGAAAAACAAGCACAATATTTTAGACTCGTTAGAGCAGTTCAAAAAGGTGATGTTCCTGCGAAGGACGTATCTAAGGACTTGAGAAAGACCGCGAAAAGTATGTCACCAAAGGCTGTAAGAGATTTCACCAAGTTGAAAGAGTTACTAAAGAATTTAAGTGAATCTGAATTCAGTTCTGCAAAGATGCAAGAAGTTCCAGATAAAACATTGGACGATGTATTGAGAGAAAACTCGGGTGTAAAGTTTGATAAAGCAGAACTTCTAACATTCCAAAACAAACAAAATGGTTTTGGTGGATTTGGTAAAGCAAATTTTGTTCACAAAAAGAGTAGTAACGAAATCAAAGCAAATATCACTAGCAACGAATCAAACAAAGATTATGTGTTTAAGAAGTTAGTGAATAACCAAAATCCAGGCTTATACAATTACGGTTGCTTTATTGGTATCACACCATCTAAACAAAGTGATAATCCAGAAGATAACAAAGAAAAAGTAGTATACATGTTGAGCAGTATCTTTGATAATGATGGTGGTGAAGAAAAAAACAAAATATTAGCAGACTTCATTGATAGAATTAATTCATATGGACTATAAAAACCTATATGCTCAAGTTAAATTGAGCAATTTCCTAAACAAGGGTGGGGACGAAACCGATTCTCCAAAATACAAGTTGATTGACATTGATCACCCAAATGGTTGGAGCTTCAATGAAATTGAGACCCTTGGTGATATGGGATTCAAAATCGACAATGACACTGATATGGTGTGTGAAGTAGAAGTGCCTACTTTAGAAATGATGGAAGAAAAAGTTCCAGTTAAGGTTTATAAAGACGAAGATGGATATGTTCTCGAAACTACCCGTCGTCATGTTTTCGAAACTTTTAAGAAGATGATCGAATTTATTGATTCGATTCCAACAGATCCCAAACTAAAAGCTAAATGATCTCACCTTTGTGCTGATCGAATCATGGTCTGTGTCTTAAACGCAGACCAATATACTTTACCAATAACAATTAATGTAGTTATAATCGCCAAGATGTTTTTGTGATCTACAATCCAATTTCCTACACCATAAGACCAACACCAGGCTTCAAGCAAAAACATTTTCATATCAATCTTACCTCTGTGATTGATAAGGTGGTTGTTGGTGTGGTTGTGTAATTGGTTGAGCACCGGCCAATTCTTTATTCTCTACAGCTGTTCCCCAAGCAGCTGGGTCAGGAGGACTTGCAGTGCTTACCGAACCTTGATGATTTTGTGTCTGAAATGCTTGTGGAGCCTCGGTGACCGGATCAGAAATTTCAAAGTAACGTTCCAACTTCAAACCAATTTCTTCATAAAGCATTTCAAGTTGATGTTCGACACCCTTGATCTTGTTTGCTTCTTCATAAAGCTTCGCAGCCAACTTCTTGACTTCCTTCATGTCACGCTCGACCATCTTTGCTTCCATCCACTCACCACACTCCTTGATAGCATAGCGTTCAGCCAAATTGACTGCTTCCATAATCTTGGAAGCGGTAGAATATACACAGTCAGCTTTGAGACTCTTACGATATTCGTTATAAGCCTTTACTGTCTCACGTAGTTTAATCTTCTCTTCCTTGGTCAAAGGAGAATAAGCGGTTTCTGTGGAATTCTCTACTAGATGTCTTAGCTTTATCATATACAATAAATATAGTTAAAATTGTGATTCTGTCTCAATTATTTTCTTATTAATACTCCAAAACCCAAGAAGTCTTCTTTCCAAGGTTTTTGATTTGACAGACATACTACTTACAACTCTGAGATGATATCGTGAATGATTCTCTCAATATTTGAATAAGGATTGATGATTCTATTTCCAGAAGGATTTACACTTTCAGTGATCTTTCCTTGTGGATACATGAATGCACCTTGAGTAGAAGGATTACTTACAAAATCAAATGCGATCAAGTCAAAATCGTCTTGAACCACATCGGCACCCTCTCTCATATCTTTCTTAACACTACCCAAACCACGGCTACTGATACCCAATAGAATACCAGCCTTGAGAAGATCCTTAAGAATGTTACCACTTGGAGTTGGAAGAATTTCTACAGTTCCAACCAAATCATCACCATCCCAACCCATGTCTACGATGTTATGACTGACATTCTTCAAGTTAACAACAGAAGACTCTGGATGGTCAAGTTCACCCATGGCACGACGTTGCTTAACAAAGTTGTCCATGTATTTAGTAGCTTCACGCTCTAAAATTTCTTTTGGATAAATTCTACCATTTTGGTTCTTTGCTTCAGCACGTTGTAGTGTGCCGGTCACAAGAAGTTTACCACTACTCAACGATTCGTTAAGTGCGGTCTTTTTGAATTCAAATGGTAATACGTCAATTAATACTGTTTTCATATTAAGCTGGTAGGGCTGGTTGTGCCTCAGGTTTTTCTTCTGGTTTAGCTGGTTGTTGTTTTGAAGTTACAACATTAGATGCTCCAGCAGACGTTTGTTGTGATGGATCAACCAATGCTTTTGATTTAGCAATTTGATACTTGTCTCTTTGCTTTACATCGGCTGGTCCCAAAATCTTAATCTTGAATCCAGGCTTTACAAAGAACTTGGCTGCCTTTTGTTTACTTTCTTCACGACCTAGAATGATGATTACATATCGATCATAATAGTAATCGATTTGAACACCAGTAACATTGATTGTGTAATCTGTTTCTGGTTGTTTGTATCCCTTGCTAGCACGAACCACAATCTTTTTGTTTAAAATTTGGTCTTGAATCTTCTTTTGAAGTTCCAACTTAGTTTGTTCAGTTGCATCCTTCAACTTGGTGTCAAATTGAGTAAAGTCTGGTTGGATGTCATATGATTGAACATTAACAGCGGGTTCAGCTTGTTGAGGAGCAGCTTGTTGTTGAGGTTGAGCTGGAGCAGGTTGTTGGCCAGCTTCCGCTTCTCTAGTCAAAAATCTAGAAGCACGATATCCTTCAACGATCTTCTTTACAGAATTACGTTGTTCTGTAGTTGGAAGAGTTGTTTGTGTCTTGCCTGCCAAACCTGGATCTAATTCTGGATCTCCATGTTGAACCAATCCATTTTCATCCTCGTAGGTATCTACAGGTTCAATGTTCTGTGCTGGTGTCACATATGCTGGCTCACTATACATTTGGTTTTCTAAAGCATATCCAGGACTTTTCTTGACTGGTTTAGCCAACTTGAAACCAAGTTGTGTTGCAGCTCTAACATTTCCAGGCCCTTTACGAGAAAAGGCAAAGGGAGTCATATAAGCACCAGCAGCACTACTGGTGGATGCTTCATTCTTATTCTTTAACTGATCCTTGACTTTTTTTTCGACACTTGCTTTTACAGCTGGTGTAATCTTGTCAGCATGTGCTTGTAGCCACGCGTGATATTGCGCTTTATCAATGCGTGCCAATTCATTATCACGATACAATTGAGCGTATTTTTTTACAATATCTCTAAATGGATCGCCTGATTCTTTAAGAAGCTTTTTCATCAGCAAGTTTATTCAATTCTTCTATCAACTCATAAGCACTCAAAAGAGGAGTCAATTGATTCTCCTTTACAATGCCTGTAAGTGTTTTGTTTGAAAGCTGAGCAACCGTTTCGTTAAGCTTGATCTTGATAATATCATTCTTAACCAAAATCGATCTTTCCTTGAGAAGGTCAGCAACCCTCTTGTATTCGTTATTAACAAATTCAGTAAACTTGTTAGTGTTGGAAACGTTTGTAATAAATTCTTTCAACAATACCTTTTGAGCAGGCAACAAAGAAGAATACTTCTTATTGAAGTTTTCGATCAAGAACTTATATGCGAGTAACTTCACTTCGGCTGGTTGAGAACTATATACATCCAAAGCTTGTTCTTCGTTCTTCTTTTCTCTTGTCAAACTTTCTACCACACACTCTCTTGCTTCCAAAATTTCTTCTACATCAAACTTAACTTCATCAGATCCTTGGTTTTCAAACAACTTGTATACCGAGGCATAAAGTTTATAGTTTGGAATTTTATTCTTTAGAAATTCATCGATGTTGAACTGCTCCTTGATTTCTTTGATGAGGTTGTATTTTTCGGAGTTCAACTCACGTTCATTTAGTTTTGAACGAGTTTGTAATACTACGTTCAAAATACGATCAGCAGACTCGGCATTTTTAGAAGATTGACTTACTATAAAATTGTATAGTTGAAATTCTTTTCCGAGCGCAGTGCTTTCGTTAAAATATTTGAACATCAAATTCTTGGTGAACGATTCGTCACGACCTGCCAATATATCTGCGGTAATCTGTCGCGTGAGCAACTCAAACAATACTCCGCTATTCTTAAACTTAGAATGTTTAGCTTTTTTGCGCATATAGTTCTCTATTATTTATAAATATATTGAAATTTGGAAAATCATCGGATTTATATCATTCTTTGATGTTTGTTTCGTCCATATAAGATCCTGATACTCCTTCTCTCAAAATTTCTTTGGACTTATCCAATCCTTGTAGAATTGTCGATAGTGATTCCATTGATTCTAAAGACAATGGAGAACGTTTCTTATATTTGTGAGTAGGAGACAAATCACTGTCACTATTGTTCTCTAGTGTTCCAAGTGGATCTTCACCAAATGGGTATTTTCTAGCATCTTTTCTACCAGTTTGGTCCCTATCACGGTTTTCTTCTTTTTTACGGTTTGCTTCCGCACGTTCATGAGCAGACATCTTAACTTTTTCAGTCAATTTTGGCGTTTCTCCACCACCAGCTGGAGCAGTTTCTCCACCTGCGGGAGCTGTAGCGCTGGTTTCAGCACCTCCTCCTACTTCTCCTCCGCCTGCCGCTTCTTCGCCTCCACCAGCGCTACCCCCTTCCGCGCCTCCGGCTCCGTCTTCTCCTTCTGAGCCCTTGGCCTTGAGGAAGTTCAATGCAGGATCGTTACCGTCTTCTTCGATCTGCTTAAATCTGTAAGTTCCCTTAGCATCATCAACAAGTTGTTTTTGCAACATAATCATGTCTTGATCACTCATACCAAAGACATTTTCATAAATCCACTTCTTGCTAAACAACTTTTGTTCTTGCATGTCCTTACTGACTTCAACCTTGCTCTTCCATACATCAATCTTTTCCTTTTCAAAGATTGTAGAAGGATTGGTCAATTCAAGACTAAAATCAACGAGTGACTCGTCTCTGTATCCTTGACTATACAAATGAACCACAGCAATCTTGTTCAACTCACTAACAATGATACGTTGAATACGTTGGATCGTTCTGGCAAAACGAATATCTTCGGCAGCAAGTGTAGCCTTACCACTCAAACTCTCGTCGTAACCCAAGAATGCCTTAGGAATTTTAAGAGCTGCCATCATCTTGTTACGTAGATATTCGATATCGTCTGTTCCAGTCCATTCAAGACCTGGCAAGTTATCAATAGCAGTTCCACTATCACCACCGCGAACTGGCAAGAAAAAGTCCTCAACCATGTTCTGTAGATTGAAACGAAGATTGTAATCACCAGTTGCTTGATCCAAATATGGAGTCTTCTTCATTTGTTGAATGATTCTCTCCATGTGATTATCAACTTCGTTTGGCGGAATGTTACCAATATCAATCTTGAAAATACGTTTTTCTGGAGCACGCATGATACGATGAATCAACATTGCGTCTTCCATCAAACTCAACTGTTTCCAAACACGACGAGCACCTTCCAACATACTCTTACCATAAGGCAAGAAATTACTATCACTCAACAAACGGAAATGAGCCATCTGATAGTTTTCCAAATCTTCAATCTTGTTACCATATGGAAGATTGACTTGGAACTTTACGAAATTCTTATTTTGTAGATGCGCATTTTCTACACGGGTCACATAGTAACTACTGAGTGGTTCAACCATGTAAACACCATACTCTGGACTGATGTGCATTCTCAAATAAAAATCGCCATACTTGACCAAACTACGAGTCCACGACCAAAGGTTGAATTCGATATTCAAGATGTCATAGAACAAATTATTTAAGATGCTCTTGATATCATCGTTGGTGCTACGAACAGTGATAATGTCACCCATTTCATTACGAGTGGTGCATTCATCAGCATAAATGTCCAATGCGGATGCCAAAATTGGGTCCATGTCCATCGTATCATAATCACGAAACAGTTCTACACGACTGCTTTGATATGACAAATTGAAGTCACGGGTATACGAATTATACGCAGTAGTTCTGAGACGATTGAAACGATCTCTTAAACTATTACGGTCGGTAGCATACTGAATTTCATCGGTGTCGATGACCTTGAGTTTTTTGCCACCCACGTTACGAACAATTACGTCGTTGCTGAACAGTCTCTTCAGCCTAGCGTAAAGTGACCTATTTTTTAACTCTTGAAATGATTTGTCATCCATATAATGCTATCTTATATATAAGTATTACAACAACCAAGTTAGTGATTCTTTTTTACCTGTGCCTGGAACTCCACCACCTCCAGTTTCAAATTGCCACGTTTCTTGAGGCGATTGAATGATTTTATATTGTGATGACGGACCAGGTGTTGTATTTGTTACTTTTGTTATTCCGCTCAACATTGTTCGTGTATATGCCATTTGTTCTGTTCTCAACTTTAATGCGGTTCCACGAACCCACAGACCAATACTAAGAGCCATAACCAAATCATCATTATAACCCCTCATTGCTTCTGCCTTAGGACCATTCCAGATAAACACATTGAGTTCCTCATATGTCCTAATAGACCTTATAGTGACTGACTTGTCTCTGAAACACGATTCCATGTTACTTACCATCAATGGTCTATTCTTGTTGGTGGTTGTAAATCCCGGCACTAATTTTTTATCTTGAGCATTAAGTTTGTTTGTGTAATTGTGTTCTACATCAACCACGTTCAGATCTGGTGTGCTATAGAAAGTGTTTTGATAATCTCTATCAATAATTTGTTGTAGTGTTCCCCAACCAATGTTGTTATTTTCTACAACAAGCAATGCACTGTTATATTCAGTTGCAATTGCCACCAACAAGTTACCATAATCTTTGGTAGTTAACTGACCCTTATACTCCGCTACTTGTGTCAATGTGTCAACATCAAATACATGAAATGCACTATAGTCAGCACCATCACCACGAGCACAGTCAGCAGATACGATATAGTTTTTGCTATTGTCTGGACGATCCCAAATCCACAAATCTTGACTTGCTCCACGTTTTTCAACTGGATCTTTGATGTAAGTTTGTTTGTAAAACTCAAGAGTATCAACCGACACAACTTGATTACCAGATGTTGAAAAGTCACAATCACACTCTTGAGCAGCACCTTTTACACCAGACAATTCAGTTTGTTTGTCACGCCAAGCTTGATCACGTTCTGGATGTAAATGCCATGGTAATCTAATTGTATTGAAACCATTTTCTCCAGCTTCGGCAGCAACCCATGTCTTGTGAAAAAAGTTACCAACACCGTTAGGGGTCGATAACAAAATAGCTCTACCACCAGTTGATAACGTATACTGAGCAGACAACCAAATTTCTTCAATACCATCAATGAATGCAGCTTCGTCAATGATTAGAAGTGACAATGCGGCGGAACGACCTGCGGTTCCAGCACTTGACACAGCTTTAATTTGAGAGCCATTTTTAAGACGTAGTGACAAACGATTATCTTCTACACATGGAACTTTTAACCATGTAGGAAGATTGTCATTGGCAAATCTAACCTTTGTAACAATTTCTTTTGCAGTCTCTTGCGTGATACTGATGATCAAAATGTTCTTGTCTGTATGGAACGTCATCAACCACAAACTATATGCTGCCGTCAAAGTAGAAATACCCATCTGACGACTCTTTAGAATGATGTTGAGACTATGATCCACCATGTCTTGTAGAGCACCTTCTTGGAAGGGATACAAGTCAAAGTTGCAGGTTCCCTTGACGGGATGTTGAATCTTGACATACTTCTTCATGAAGTATATCGGATTTTCAACACACTTCTTATACTCCTGCTTTATTATTTCTCTTAGATTTTGCTGACTCATATTCTTTTTCTAAATTGTCAATAAACGTGTCGATTTCTGACAATCTAGCATTTACATACTCAAGATCCTTCAAAACATCTTGTTTGATCTTATCAAGACCGGTCTCACCCTCCCACTTTTCTATAGAACCATCTTCGTTGATAAACTCAAGAGGTTTACCCTCTTTTTCTTCACACCACTTGAGAGTTTCATCAAACTTCTTTTTGTATTCAGACAAAATTGCTTTCTCATTCTTAAAGTCACGGATCTTGTCAAAGTATTCCCAAGTTCCATCCATCTTCATCTTAGTTTCATTGTTAGTGAAACAGTCATAACACAAATGTGTCTTGGGCCAAACTTGTGAATCCAAATAGTTACCCCAACGAACGTCGGCACTACATTGCTTACAAATTTGTTTGTTGTCGATTATAACCTTCTTTGGAACTCGACGTTTGCTACCATTCTTCCAAACCCATTTACGACCTTGACCATCCTCCCACTCTTCACCTTCTTTACGTGTGGCGTTATTTATGTCTTCGGTGTAACCAACTTGTATAAATGGTCGATTTCCGTCCAGATAATCTTTTACAATCTCCAGATTGCTTTTGCCTTGTGCTCTTTTCATAACCAATATTTATTTATTTTATTTCCCAAAACCACTTTGTAGTCCCTTAATAATGAAACTACCAGTTATTTTAAATGGACTACTGTGAATACTAGGATCTCTGACCACGATTCCTTCGTGTTTTTCAAGATCACCAATTTCACTAGTAGCATTCTTTAATATTTCATCACCAAGCTTGATCGTTGCCAAATATACAACTGTATCATTGACAACTTTATCTATATCTTGTCCCTCAAAATCCATGGCAATATTCTTACTAGCAACAGCCTTTTGGAACTGTTCACGGGTAATCAATGGTGTTTGAATATTTACATCTTTTAACCAATCCTTCAAACTCTTTGTGACTGGATTACCTTGTGGATACAAAGTAACCTTTTCACCGAGTGGTTTGGAGAGGTTTGGCTTGGTCTTAAACTTGGTGTCAACACTACCCAATACCTTAAATCCACGTTTCTTAGCAAACACATTCAACTTATTGATATATGATTGCATGACTGTCTTATCATAAGGAATTTCAGTAGCTACTCTGGATTTGACACTACCATCCTTACCAAACGTCTTGGGTTTGATTTCTTTCAAACCGTGAATTGCCAAGAAGTTACCGATGTCTTCGTAACCCAAAACATTTGTTTGTCCCTCAACATATTCAACGTTCAATAAAATGTTTGGATTGTTCAACAAACCAAGAGCCTTCAACTCGTTTGTTGTTGATGGAATTGCATCATCAAAAATTTGAATTACAGTAGAACCAATCTTGATGAATCCATGTTCAGCACCTGTTTCTGGATTTGGTAAAAATCTAGCAGATAGATCTTGTGGACGCATTCCCTTGATGTCTAATGGTTTTGCACTACCACGGTCCATCACAAATTCTCCATTAACCAAACGAATACTTGCATTAACACCGTCAATCTTTACACTACCAGTTCCCTTTTCCAAAGAGTTAATGGACTTCTGAAAGATGTCAACTAGTTGTTTTCCGTTGGATGCAAAGTCAAATGGATGTTCCATGTGACCACCAGCACCACCTTCTCTAAGAACTTCCGACAAAATATTACTCAGCTTTATCATATGGTTTAATAAATGTTTTTTCGAATGTAGATACGCCTTTTAAGTATGAACGTTTGGTTTCATCAAGGGCATCATCTGTAAATTGCCAATTCCAAAACAATTGGTCCGGTGTCTTGAATCCAAAAAATTCAAGAACACTCTTTTGTGTTTGAACAACGTGTTTACCGTTCCAGTTCTGACCAACAGCAATAAATCCAGCATCAATATCTTTAACTAGATTGGATTCACCCAAAGTCGAGTGTCTATTTTCAATCCAAGTCAAACGTTCAATCAACTTTTGATAATAACCGTTGGCTTGACCCCATCTAACACTTGCAAAAAATAATACACAATCACTCTCAAACAACTCCTTACTGATCTTCCAAAGTTCGTCACCCTTCTCATTTACACTAGCCCAACAACGATGATGACCACTTGGATTTTGTTCTTTGTTTTTCAATAAAGCACCAATCGTTCCACAATGGTTGCCACCAAACTCTTTGTTGCTACTCACATTACCTTCACATGGAACGATGTGTAGTTTTGTTGTGTCAATCAATGTTACTTTTTCTTTGCCAAGCAACTCTTGAATTTTAATGGCTAACTGACTGCTTTTTGGAACATCGTCTTTATGTTGAGACCAACGATTACTTGTAGTCAATAGTAACACTTTGTTTTTACTACGCAAATAATCCATGGTCTTCTTGTATTTTTTAGCATACAAGTCCATGTCTTGTTCACTTGCTGGCAATTTAGCCTCTGTTAGAAGGTCTGATAGACTAATCATCGCATATAAATATGTGGTGTTCTCAAAAAATATCTATATTAATTTATCAATCTAGTCTGTTCAAATAAACAAAAAACCCCGGCTTTTTAGGGCCGGGGTCTTGATTTAGTTTACTCTAGGTTATTCACCGAAAGTAGCACCAGTTGGCAGAATGTTGAAGTCAAGCAATATGAATTCAGCAGTTCTGGTTGGTTGAATGAAGATTTGACCGTAAAGAATATTGCGATCAATCAAGTCAGGAGTGTTGTTTTCAGCATCCATCTTAACTTGGTAAGCATAGATACCGTTACGTTGTTGAACACTCTCCAAGTATGGATTGACGATACTCAAGAAACGGTTACGAGTTGAAGCAACATTTTGTTCAAATACCAAGTAGTTGCTTGAACTTGCGATAAACTTCTTCAAGTTGATCAACAAACGACGAACATTGATACGATCCAAGGCACTTGGAGCAATTTGTAGAGTCTTTTGACCCCAAACTACGATACCTTGACCTGGGAATGCTGCGATTGGGTTCACACGATTCTCATATAGAGTGTCACGTTCAGCATGTGTCAATCTGTCTAGGACTTGAACAGCTTGTGGGATACCACCACGATTTAGACCGGCTGGAGCATACCATTCTGCAGCAGCATTGTCGTTAGCAGCATAAACTGCTGGCAACACTACTGAAGGAGGAACACTGATAATCTTATTCAAGTTTGTATCCAAAATCTTGACCCATGGATAGTAAGTTCCAACATAGTTACTATCAATTGTAGCAACAGTATTAATTGCTGCATTGATCAAACCTACGCTTTGGTTACTTGCTGGGAACACCACGTTATCCATGATGTAGAAACAATCTCCACGAGCTTCACACATATCAATGGTGATCTCGGTGACATAGCTGTGTTGTTCACGGAAGATACCTGGCAACACGATCAAGTTGATATCAAACTCATCGGCGTTACCGAGAGCAGTGATACATTGCTTGTATGCGATACTACCTGGGCTTGTAATGTTTGTGCAATCCAAACCTTGGGTATTACCAGCAGTGATGTCAGATCCAACGTTGATTGGAATTGCTGGCCATTGACCATCAAATCCACCTTGGAATCCAATCACGAACTTACGAAGTCTTACATAAGTAGATTCGTTGACTGGATCGTATACTGAAGGAATACTACCACTCAAACTTGGAGCGAGCAACGAGCCTGTGCTTGCTGCTACACCTTGAGCATAGTATGAACAGTCAGCTGTTCCCCATACTTTGGCTTCAAGATCAAAGTCGATGTTTTCACCGTTTTGATCTGCGCCACCGTAGTATGGAAGTGGCTTGAACCATTGCTTTGTATCGTTCTCAATACCAACTCCAAACGAAGCGGTAGGATATAGAGCAGCGATTTCAGCTCCACTTTCTGGAACTTCACCGAACACTGTTCCCGATGGATACTTACCAGGTCCTAGACCATAGATAGATGCCTTACTGTAACGAACTGCTGGCAACAAGTTACCAAGAGTTCCGTCTACTGGAGTTGAATATGATTCGAAACCGTATGGAACAACCGATTGTGGGTATGCCACATCAGTCATTTCGATACGAACATACTTACTCAAGTTTACGTAAGTTCCGTATTCTACGATCTTACTGGTGTTCGTAATGTAAGCATAACGATCACCAATACGACGTGCAACAAAGTTTGCACTGTCTGGATCAAGGTTCAAGTTTTGGAAGATTTCGAGATACTTAGGACGCTTGTCGGTGTCACTGTAAGCACGAACAGCAAGAGTGAATGAACCCCAGTTGCTGCCTGGAACAGTTCCAGCCAACTTAACGTTGCTAATTTCGATCTTATACTTCTTGTTGCTCAAACTACCGTCACTGAGAGTGTGAACCTTGAACAACTTGAACTTGGTAGGAACAGCAACTTCATCAGCGCTTCCCTTGAATGGAGCAATTTGTTGACTGTAGATCCATGGTGTCTTAGCATTTGTGATAGCAAATTGTGAATCACCACTGTTAGGATCTAGTGAGTATTGATCCAAGAACTTCATAGACTCACCAACACTGAACGAAGCAGATGGAGCAGTTGCTACTTGCAATCTCCAACCACCACCCTCAGCATTTGGACGGGTCTTTTCAGCAACGAACTTCTTGATGGTGTCTTCGAAGAGGATGTAGTTATAAGCAGCCTCAATCTTTTGACCAGCAATTTGTTTAGAAGGATTACCAACAGTTGGATCAATTCCGAAAACGTCCTTGATGTAGTTGTTGTCGTCTTCATTCAAACTGAAGTCATAGTAACCATAGGTTCCGTCAGAAACGTTACCATCAGTATCAGTCCAGTTGTATCTCAAGATAAGTTGATAAACGTTGTCGTTTGGATTTACAATACCTTGATATGGATATATTGAACTGGTCAATTGACTTACAGCAGAAGTATCGAATCCGTATACTTCATAGTCGCTACTGAATTGTGTCGAAGCATTTTGGGTATTTGCCAAAACTGCTAACACAACTGAAGAACGACCAGTAGTAGATGGATTACATGGATCAGATCCACCCGAACCATCAGCTTGGAAGTTTCCTGTAAATGCTCCATAAGAACCACTCACAAGACCCAAGAATCTCAATGCAGCACCGCAAGTTGCGGCACTACGAACAGTGGCAAAACTACCACTCTTGACATACAATGTGCTTGTAGCATCAAATGTATCTTGATCATATGCCAATGTAATATCGGTTGTATCACCACCAATGTTCAACAAGCTTGAAGTCAACAAGAAGGAAACTTCAGTGCTTTCTTGAATTGATCGAGCAATTTGTGTTTGTGGTGTAGCTGTGCTACTTCCTTGAGCACTAGAACTCAAGAAGAAATACAAACCAACAGATCCCGAAGGTGCTAAGTTGCCACCATCATCGAAGTATCTGCTGAGTTGTGCAGTTTCTACTGTTCCAAGACTTACTTGTTTACCAGCATACAACTTACTACCACTCAAGTTACCAGTTCCATCATAGTTGGCTGGGAAACCACTGGTCAATGCGGCACTACCAAATCTTGCATTGATACTACCACTAATTGTCAAGTATGAACAATCAAATGTTGAATAAAGATGTGGCGAGAATGCGGTGTTCGCACCAGTTTCTCTGTGAGAACACAACTTTGCATTTGCACCAACACTTGTATCCAATACTACGAATGGGAACTTGACTTGTTGATTATTGATCTTAGTTACCGAAGCGGTCAAATAAGATCCAGATCCAGCTGGGAATCCGGCTACAACGTTGCCCGTAATACCACTATCTATCAAAATAGAGGCAAATGCACCAGAACCAGACTTGAAAATATATCCACTTGGTGCCCATTGTGTGACATCAAACCATGCCAAAGCATAGTCAGAACCACCACCTGAAGGAGTTACCTTTAGTCCGTTATCAACAATCGAAGCACTAAATGCTGAATCAGCATTGTATGTGGTCAAACTTACCAATTGATAAGCATCTTTCAATACTACAAGAGAAGCAGACAAACTGTTGATGTCTGGCAAACTTGAATTTGCACCAACGAAATCAGCAATTTCTTGATTTGTAGTGTTAGAACCTGTGATCCAGATACCTGCGAGAGGGTTTGTTCTAGTTAGAGCGTTTGGTTGAATTTCCCACGATGATGCGCTGTGAACATATTGAATGTTCGCAGTATAGTCATCACTGTTCAAATACATGAACGAAGCAGTGGTCAAAGCACCAATGTCTGATGTTCTCAACCATTGACCTGGTTCAGCATAAACCACCAATGGGTTCTTTTGCCAGTAACCAGTCAATCCACCAACACGGACGATAGTTACAACGCCTTGTTGAATGAGATATTCTTTTGCAGTGTAGGGACCGTAGTATACACCGTCAGCAATACCGAAGCGTTGTTCTAGTGTTGCTACGTCAGTTATAATATTTGGGTAAAACGCAGGTCCGTCAGCAAACGGAGCCACGATTGCACCACCGATGTTGGCTACGCCTTGGGCTAGCCCCGATAAGTCATTTTCTCTGGTGAATACACCAGGACTTACTATTTGTTGTGTTGGACTCCAGCGTCCACCTTCTTGAATTGGCATAATTTATGTTCCTTTCAGAGTGTCAACTTAACTTTTCCAAAAGTTATGTTTACTTTATAAATATTGCCAGAAAAGTGGAACACCTAACTATTTATATCATCTTTAACTTTTTTTCACCGAAAATCGATCTTGCTATACCCATTTTCTTTTTTGATCTCTAGTTGTTGATCAACCATGTCTCTCATTTGATCAAGATGGCTGATAATCCAAATAAACTCAAACTGGTGTTTCAAATATGTAAATAGAGCACCCATCTGTCCCAAATGATCACTATCAGCACATCCAAATCCTTCGTCAATACAAATAATATTGGGTCTAGGTAGATTACTAATATTAATCAAAGCAACTCTGATTGCCAATCCACTCACAAACTTCTCCATACCACTAGCCATTTCAAGAGGCCAACGTTTGTCATCATAAACAATGTTGGTCATGATGTTTTTACCGTCAGTTTGTAGAGTAACACTAAACTCAACAATCTGATGAAGAATATTGTTAACTTCTTTCTCAATCTCTGGCAAGGTCTTGGAAATAACATCATATGGAATACCGTCACGACTAATAATTGCGGTATACAACTTGTAAGCTTCATATGAAGACTCCAACTCTTTTACCTTATTCAATTGATCGGTAGTATTCTTATATTGAAGTTCCAACTTACCCTTTTCGGTAGAAGCAGTGAACAATTTTGAATTCACAAACTTAATCTGAGTTTCAATATCCTTGATAAAAGACTTGTGTTCATCAATTTGATCCAACAACTTCTGATTGTTTTCAATAGTATCCTTATTCTTATAGAAACTATCAATTGCATCAACAATATCCTTCAGCTTGTTTTGCAACGTAATCAAATAGTTTTCATCACGTAGTATTGCCGTATTGATAACACCACGCTTCTTTTCCAATTTGACTCTATCATTATTTAGACTCTGACAATTTTTGTATCTAGTCTCAATATCACCAAACTCTTCAACCTTAGACTTTAAAGTGTTGTATTCACCAATGATAGTAGTTGCGTTGACCTTTTCATTTTCAAGATCTTGTTTGGTTGCAATAGCATCTTTTACGAACACGTTGTTGACGCAGTATTCACAATTAGGGTCATACTTATGTTCTTCAAGCTTCTTGAGTTTGTCAACCTTGGTCTTGATAACATACTTCAATCGTTCAATTTCAGCCTGCTTTGATTCTTCAAGTTTCTTTGCATTCTTATACTCTTGATATGTAGTCTCAATGTTATCACACGCCTTTAGAGAAGAACTCAACTGTGAAATCTCGGAGTCAGTCTCTTCCAACTTGGTCTTATTCTCAGAAATATCCAAAGTGAACTTGTTGACTTTTTCCTCATAATCAATCTTATCTTTTTCAAGAGAAGTGATATCAACATACTTGACCGAATCCAGTTTAACAATATTCTTGCTCAACTGTAACAGTTCATTATTATGTTCATCTTTCTTTAACTCCAAGTTCTTCAACTCAACATTGAAAGAGGCAATGTTTTCCAAGTTGGTATTGATACTACCAGATATGGTAACAAGGTCTGATTCCAATTGATCTTTACTGATATTCTTCAATAGAGTATTAGTTTCCTTGAAGTTCTCGTTAGCAATATTATAAAGTTGATCAAAGATATTCAATCCCATGAATTGGCACAACAAGTCCTTGCGTTCAGTCTGACCAAGATCAATAAAAGATCCAGCCTTACTGTTTTGAACACTCAACACGGTCAAAATAAAGTCATCGTATGTTCCAACATAGTCTCTGATAATATCATTGGTGCTTCTACGAGCTTCACCGTTCAAAGGCACTTCGTTACCATCTTTGTCAATCTTATAGAATTTGACCTCCACCTTGACACTACCCTTCTTATCAGCCTTACCTTCACGTTCGATGTAATAATCAACACCACTCACTTCAAAATTAAACTTACACTTGAAGCTCATCTTTTGAGTATTAAGAACGTGACCAGCCTTGTATCCCTTACTGAACTTATCGAAGACACAAAATGCCAAAGCATCCATGATACTAGATTTACCACTAGCATTTGGAGCAAACAAACCAATAGTTCCTTTGAGTTTGGTAAAGTCGATATAATTACCTTCACCATAACTAAACATGTTGTCAAATTCAAAGGTCTTTGGCTTCCATCGAATATTCTTTGGAGTCTTATCTTTAGGAATTTGAAGGTTGATATCCTTATTTAGATTCTTGACTTTCTCAATCAAGGCCTTGTCAGTCTTTTTTGAAGTCAGTGTTTCTTCAATTAACTTGTTTTGATAATCAACATTGAAGATGTTATGAATATCAAGAACGTGATTGATCTTAGTAGAACTGTTATCAAATTCATCAATACGAATAAAAGTTGATTCAAGAATCTCACACTTATCCTTAATTTCATTGATAACTTCTTTTACTTGTGAAGGAATAGATTCAAAACACTTGGTTCTGATACGAGCCTTCTTGGGAATATCACTAATATCTGTTACCAACTTACCCTTGTTGATTTCGACAGTATAAAAACCATAGTCGTTCGCCAATTCATAGTGTTTGAACAACTTACGCTTTAGATCCCACAACAAAAATCCATGACCCTTGAGTTCTTCACCATGGTTTTGTTGAATCATTGATCCAGCATACACAATCACTGGCTTATTTTCATCCTCGTTGTATTCTTGAAGTATCTGATGTTTGTGAATATCACCCAACATTGCGATGTGGTGACCTTCAAACAAATTATTCATGATGGTTCTGTTGCTGACAGTATAACCAACATCTGTTACGGCATCATTCACAGGTCCGTGGAATAGTGCGATGTGATGATCAGTTTCCACCTTATACCTTGAAGGAATGGTATAATAGTTGATATACTTATCTGGTTCATCAAATACACTGAAATGATTGAACAAAATGTTCTCATATCTAAACACCTCACTGGGCTTTAGATAATACAAATTGGGATGATTCAATGCTTCCACGATGGGAGTCAAACAATCCAATCGTGACTTATTAGCTAATGTAGCATCGTGGTTACCAGCAATCAAGATGGTAGGAACTCTATCCGCACAATTCTTCAAGAAGTCACTACCAATTTTAACACACTCTGGACTGAGGTCAGACTTGTTATGGAAAACGTCACCGGTAATAACACAAACCAAACTTGTGTTCTTTTTGAGTTTGTCCAAGACAGTATAAAAACGTTCGAATACAGAGGTATATTCGTCGTGCCTCTTTGTTAGACGAATGTGAATATCAGATACCTGAACCACATTGTCTATACGTTGATCTGTGTTTTTTAATACTATCATATCTTATGTTTAATTTTCAATTTGAATAAATCGCTTTCAGAGATCTTAACACTGGCATCTATGGCTTTCCAAGTATTTTTATGTCCGATTTCGTTTGGATCTTTACCGTTTAACAAAACCAAGTGTGCATCAATTCCATTACAAACCAAGAATTGACAAATATCCAAACTGTTTTTAATCGCATCATTGTCCAACAACACATTGACCCTCGGAGGTTTTTGTGACGACAACTTGGCCTTTAATTTGTTAGACAACGTTTTACCAAACAATGGAATCACATTGTATTTTACAGAAAATGCGTCAAAGACACCTTCCACCAAAGTTACAGGCTTACTAAAATCGGTGAACATTTCAAATCCAACAATATCCTTGGTCGAGTCACACAATCTATACTTCATCTTACTTTCATAGATGTCTCGACCACAATAAAAGTTTAGTTCACCCGTTGCAGAATATGACGGAACCACAACTCTGTTTTTGAATTGACCATCAGAACAATATCCGATGTTGTATCGAATCATATCGTAAACCGACAGACCACGTTTGAAACAATAGTTCAAAGCGTGTTTGTGCGTAACATCCGAACTAGCCTTATACAAGGGTTTGAATTCAGACGGAAGTTGTAACTTTTTGATTTCGGATTTGATTGTTTTTGGAGCCTTTATTTTGCACAACGACTCATAGAACTCCGCCGGAGCTTTGATCTTGTTTAGAAGACTCTTGAATCCTTTACCACTAAAATTACAAACCCAACAATGATAATAACCAGTTGTGGTGTTTACGTTTAACTTTCTTTTATAGTGATTACAATTAGGACAAAAAAACATCAACTCCGTTCCGCCCTTTTGGACAGACGGTTTGTGTTTAAACAGTCTTGTAAGTGTATCTATAACAGAAGTCTCTACCATACGTCACTTCAGATACTACACGACGAATCGGAAGATTCAACTTTTTATTTTTCGACATACATTGCGCACACAATTCCATCATACATGTCGCTATTTCGTTCGTCCCAATTTCCCTTCTTATTCTTAACAGTAAACTTGGTGACGTTTGGCATCAACTTCTCCAACTCTTCTTTTACAAACTCTTTTGGTTTGATGCCCTTGACACGACACTTACCAAACAAATGTTTACGCATTGTGGTGACCGATAAAAGATTTACTTTCGTCTTGAAATGTTCTTCAATGATGTAAGCAAATACAGCGTTGTGTCTAGCCAGAGTTATAATAACTTGTTGTGAAGTAAACCCGCCTGCAAAACCACTTAGAGCAGCTTCAAGATTAATATGATCCACCTTTTTTATGAGTGTCACTTTTTCTAATTCTGAAATTACATGAAACGTTTTTTCTTTGGTAGTTTCGAACTTTTTTGTGTCAATAAATCCCGCTTGTTCGATCTTACCATCAACGTTAAACGCCCATCCAGTTACAGATGTTGAAGAATCTAAACCCAGTATAACCATTAACAATAGATATATTAACGGGTAAACTTGCCATTAATATATTTGTTGGAATTGAATCCCTTCAAATAGATAGAAAGCTGCTTGGATTGATTTCCAGTAGCATCTTTGAACTGAGTAGCACCAGTTGGAGTATTTGTAACAAAGCCTGGGTCAACGGTATACAACGAATCCTTGATTGAAGATCCTCCGTTCCAGTTTGTAGCAATCTTGTTTACACCATTGGTGATCACCGGACCCAATCTGGTATTATCACTATAACTGAGTGCGCTCTTATTGAAATTCTCAGTGCCAGTTGTTACCTTGGTCAAAAATCCCTTACTAACGGTCCAATCTCTATCAGCAGTGCTACCACCAAGAGACAATTCATTAGATCCTTGAGTCTTTACGTTCTTTTGAACTGGTTGGTAAGCACCACCAGCAGCTTGACCAGACAAATATCTGTCTGCCAAACTCTTGTTTGATGATTCACGGTCAATTATTTTGCTGTCAGATAGAGTTGCCATATGATTTTATGTCGCTTTATATAATAAATATGGTTAGGTGTCCCATTTAACAACAATATTTATTGGAATTTGACCATTGTTTTTTATAGGAGTTGCAATTTTTCCAACTGCTACTAGGTCGGCACCAGCATATAATCCAACCTGTGTAATGTATGGTGCCAAATAAGAACCAGTAGGATCTACAGACGAACTAAAGTTGTAATTGAAAAATTCAGCTTTGATAGTATTTTGACTGCCTTTACCAGTTTGGTTGTCCAAGAAAGAAATGATGTCGTCATAGTTTTTCCTTCTTGATGTTGGGGTGATATACTGTTGGTAATTTTCAACCGTCAAATTTTCTATAAAGTAGTTCCAGATCATATACGCATCTGCGTAATTTACCATACCATCTTTATTTACATCAAAGTCTTTGGTTGCCAACTCACACTTCAACTCTGGAGTCAATCTATTGTTTGTATAATCAACCATCGAAGAACTGAAGTATCCAAAGATGCTTTCTTGAACATCTCCAGACACCAATACATCCCACCATGATTCAACGTGAGTTGTAGTCAACTTATAGTTAATATATCTCAAAATAATATCCAAATTACTAAAGTCAAATGTCTCTTTGTTGATCACACAATATGGTCCAACATAAGATGCAGTAACAGCAGTTGGATTTGTAGAAATATTAAACTCGCCAGGTTCTACAGTGCAAATGTATTGTTTTTCATGTAGAGTTATTTGACTTTGGTATTCTCCGTAAATATAGTCATCCAATTGTTGTAATGGATTCTTCAATATATCAGACAATATACTACCAGTATTATTGACCACAAACTTATTGTAACTATAAAATATGTTACCTATATTTGGATTGGTTTGAAGATCACCAAAATCATAAATAAACGATCTACCAAATACTGAATCTGTGACATTTGAATCTTGTTCCATCACAAGCACAATTGACCCACTATCAGTTGCGTTTAAGTTGTTACCATCACAACCACAGATTTCATCTTCCATTCTGAAATAAAATGAACTGATAGATGGTCCATCTGAGTTACATGTAAACAAACCACTGCCGCTTTGTTCAGCTGCATATGGTTCTGACAAATACAAATCATCATTCAAAGGTGCTGGTGAACCAATTACCAAATTTAAATCTGATAATGCTACTGAGGCACCAAATGCGGTAAAACTTTCGTCTAACTTTTTTCTGTATCCGATTGGTGTGGTTGTTGCCATCTTCAACGTCAAATTATTATCACACGACCCCGTAGAAATCTTGTATAACATTGCTTGACCGTTGAATGTGCTAGCACCAAAGTCGTTTGTTTCAAAGTTAATATTGTATCTGTTTACCGATGAAGATAGATATAAACTAGAGAATGGAAAATATGGTTTTGGAGAACCAGCAAGAACATAATGACCGTTTATGTCAACACTGTATCCAAACATATTGTCTTTGAATGTATTTGTGTCACCGTAGATCTTCTCCAATAGAACATATTGTTTGGTTCCAACAGCAGGTATGTTGTAATAATAAATTGCACCACGTTGTCTTATGGGTTGAGACCCAATCAAAGCCAATGAACTACTGTATTCGTAGTATATGAGATCGTTTGGAGCACCAACAATCAAATTATCTTTAGCAATAGCAACTGAATATCCATATCTTGTGGCTGTCTGACTCACTGGTAACCATTCAATATCTCTGTCACCTTGCAATTTTAACCACTTTGACGAAGTATCTTGTGTCAAAGTTTGAGTATTCTTCCAAGTTCCATTATTTAATCCACCCTCTCTAAAATACACAAAAACTTTGCTACCTGTTTGTGAAGCAGATGCTACTACCAATCTATCTTCATTGTATTTATCTATATAAATTGATGAACCAAAATACTGATCGGCACCATTTGATGATGAAATAGTTTGGTAGTAGTTATAATAACCACAACCAGATCCAGTATACAAATAGATGTCAACGGCACCTCTGTTTGAATTTCTGAATGGTGAACCTATTGCCAAAAAGTTGTTTGACACGGCAACCGCACGACCAAATCCTTCAGCTGCCGATCCAGTAACTCCACAAAATGGACTGTTTGGCAAAGAAAATAAACTGTCATTTTCTACTGAACAAGACCCCGTTGATGCTTCATCGTAAATTTTGTATATGTCTACGGTTGCATAATTTTGATCAATACTAGCAATACTTTGACTAAAAGCAATGTCTGATATTACCAAGAATCTTTCGCATATTGCCAAAGCAGAACCATAAGACGTTTGTTTTTGTATTACAGTTCCGTCTTCCAATATCAAAAAGTCACAGGCTAATGAATTATCAGCCAAAGACCCACTTTCATATCTTAATGATGCTGTATAGGCAGAACTTGCACTTTGTTCTGTATAATATGATAGTAGTTCACCGTGGTCGAGAGGACTGCCTCGTCTATAGGTCTTTGCAAAAGAATAATTGGTAGTGAACCTATTTTTTTGATAAACTAACACCTCACCAAGTCTTGCAAACCCCTCATTACAAGAATATGGCTTTGAATTGGTATTTGAAACCGCTATGTAGTTACCGTTTGTAACCACATGTTGGCCAAAGTTCTCATTATAGATGTTTAACAAATTCGACATTTACTATAAATATTGATTACAACCGAATATCTTCAAATCAAAGATTGTTTCTTACAAACATTTTTTCTTCATCTGTGGGGTAGTAGTATGGTTTCCAACAATGTATGACCGCAACGTCCCCTTGTTTTTTTTCTAATTCCGGTATAGGTTCATTCCACCCTCGTCTGTCAACTAATGTAGTGACGGTTGAATTTTTATACTGCGTGAGTTCAGCCCAACTTCCGAACGTTAATTTAGAAAAAGCAAAAATAAAAGTAAGTGCTGAGTCAGTCCATTCACACGGCCTACTATCTAAACTATAGATAAAATTCCAATCTATAGTTTTAGATTTTTCATATGCCTCTAAAAATTTGAGTCTGTTAAAAATAGCACCGCCACATCCAAACACGCCGGTAGGTCGAACGTTTAAATAATTGTAAACAGAATCCGACCACCCGACACCTAGAATACCAGATAAATCATATGGTGGAATACCTCGTATCTCTCGTTTTATCCACACATCATCTTCAAAATGCATTACGTAATCAACATTTTTTAATGATGTGACGCATGCATCATACACTCTGTCCAACCACGCCAATGTTGTTTCTAAATTAAAAGCAGGCCGACCACTGATTCCAGTTACTTTGGTTTTGGCATAGACACAACTAAACTTTTTTGCAACAGGTATCAGAATGTCTGAGTTGTCTTCATATAACGCAATAGGCGAATTGGGATAGAATGTTCTAAACTGATTCAAAGCATAATAACACGCCTCCAAATTATTACCACTTTGATAAAAAAGCCCAATATTCATTTATATTTTTTTGAAGTTTATTATATAATTATGGTTCACTAGTAGATTATAATCAACGAACTGACCCTCAGCACCAGAGAACCCTGGTTTTTGATTGACTAAACTCTTGTTGCACATATAAACACCATATTGCGGATCTTTGGCTAACCCAAAAGTGTGTTGATCAAATACCCAAAACCGTGAAAAGTCAAAACTCAACAATTTATCATAAAATGTGTGATTCACAGCATAAGCATGAACCATGTAAACACCACCACATCTGGAAAGATTGTCTGTAACTTGATGAAATTGTTCAACAGGATTGCAACCGAGGAAAAACATATCCCAATCCATAGTTTTCAAATCATCTACACAGGCTTGTAAATCTTGTAAAATACTATCGGTAAACACAACATCATCTTCAAATATTAAGACATTTTTTAATTTTTGATATTTAGCCAACGTTATGGCATTCAAATGTGATAAAGTAACACCTCTAACCGCTGCCAAATATGGTAATCTCTCAGGAAGTCGATCACACTGAATACCTCCATTTTTTGTAATCATTTCACTTTGTTCAAGGGAGATTTTAACACCGGACAATCTATCCGCCACAATTGCATATTTAGAAAACTCTTTTTCCAATTCAACTTTTCTAGCCAGATTAGCATCTGGATTTATGTAATATATTTTGTCAAAAAAATTAAATGGATTGTTCATACTTTATTATTACATATTTTATCAATAAATAAATTCCACATATTGCCGATTTTGTTTATGTTAAATTGTTGATTTATATATTCAAATTGACTAAATCTATGTTGGACTGAAACATCTTTAGAATCTATATGATTTACCAAATCAACGATATGCTTAGTTTCAGTTAATTGTGGCGCCTCAAATACTCTCGATTTTTTAAGTGTATCTATATCTAATCCATCGGGAAATTTTATGAAATGACAATGGTGCCCATAATATTCAGGTATTGCTCCAAACGGATATGTGACAACATTAACCCCCAAAGCAAGAGCCTCTGCTATTGATACAGAAAAAGTATCTTGATATACTAATTTTCGATGGGTTAAAGATGGAAATATAAAGTAGTTACTTTCGGCTAAATGATAATACAATTTAGATTTATCTAATGCAGTTTTTTCATGATTTATGTAATCGAAGTGAACAAATTCTAAATCCGTCCAATTTAAATTACGAACCGATTCTTCAGCAACATCACCACCTCTTGACCACTGGCCAGAAAATATTACTTTGTGTTTTTTTCTTGGTATATTCTTATCCAAGATATTTTTTATTAAATTCGTATCAATCGCGTTGGGTATAATAGTTTCATGATAACCATATTCATGATTTTTATACAAGTCATTATATTGTTTATTTTCACCGAATGCCCAATTTGAAATAGAAACAGATCCAATACTAAGTTTGTTAACACTAGCATACTCTAATATACTATTATGTGCGTATCCCCAAGCTAAATGATACCAGTATATCACTGATTTTTTAACTTTAATTGGAAGATTTTTATATCCATCAAACCATAAACATGTAACTAATACATCATATTCTTTAAATTTAACTTCATCAAATAAAAGGTTTGTATAAAATACACCATTTGACATCTGTGGGTTTTTACAAAACTCAAGAGCAACTGTGACATCATTTCCTATAGAGCTCAAATACTCCGACACATATACAACACTACTTTCTGTCCCAGAACAACTGGACCCTTCATATCGTATTTTTTCTCCAGTAATATCGCCACTTCTATTAACATTTCCAACTACTACAAAAGCAATTCTCATATGTTCTTTTCGTATCGTGGAGTCCATCCAGATTTGGTGTGACCATACATGACCAACTTATCAGGTTTATTTTCACTCACAAACTTAGCCGTGTGAGTGGTTTGTGTATAGTTAAACACGTTTGGATTCTCACTTGGTTTGAAATCAACTCTGTGTAAATTGTTACCAAACTTATCAATAATACCTAACGTGATAAATTCGTATCCATCTAATGCATTGTTCTTGAAAAACTCAACGTCCCAATTTACCACAATGTTGTAATTCTCGACGGTAAACTGTTCTTCCCATACACCTGGATTGGGTGGTTCGTTAACCTTTAAAGTATATCCTTGAATTCTACACTTCTTAAAGTCAAACCCAAACGCTACTTCATAGTCACGGAGTGTTCGTTCAGTTCCCAACCCATAAACGCCAAATGGAATATTGTGATTCTCTTGACCAAACAACTGTCTTACTAGATTACGTGACAATACATCACGTTCACCACTGGTAACCTTGATCTGTTCTGTCTTGTGTCCATGATCATCCCAATGTTTGACACGATAATTTCTCGTATACTCATGCCACATAATCATTCTGTATGGAGAAAAGAAATCATATCCATGACTATAAGCTCTGAGACTCATAGAGGTTTCTTCTGTGTAACCACCAAAATAAACTCTTGGGTCATACTGAACTTCCTCACAGAACTTACCTTGTGTAAAAATAAAATGTCCAGACAATGTTCTTGCACGAATAACTTTGGTTCTTGACTTGTAGTCTTGTATAAACCAAGGCATGCTCATCAACAACTTGTCATAAGAAAACTCATATTGACTCATCAAACAAGGAACTGGATTCCATGTTGACGGATCGTCCTTTGGATTGAATGGTGTGCAGTAAGTTGTAATGATTGGCTTCTTACAATATTCAAGAGCCTGATTATAGTCTTCGATACACATCACATCCCAGTCTTGAACAAATCTATGATGTGAATCAATTTGTAATGTATACTCTTCGTCCTTCCACAACTTTTGTGTTAGGTTTCTTGCCCATCCCAAACCCTCACTCTTTTGATATTGAACATCTACAACTCTGAATCTAGGATCATTGGTAAATTCTTCCAACGACTCAGTATCATCACGTTGCCAACAAATGCCAAACGTCAGATTTTCTGGATGTCTGGCTTTGTTAATTAGATCTCGGATTGTAGGAACCAACTCTGGGTCTCTATAACTAGCAATTTGAACGAATATTTTAGACATAACCATTGTTTATATAGATATTATAACAATTCAAACCATTATTATAAAATGACAGGTATTAAGCCACAGTATCCCACCTTACAGTTCCAGAATATGTTTTCATGCCATCATTCCATCCACGACCATTGACTTCGACACCATTATTTCTACTAGCGATGGTTATGTATAGTATTCTATATGCTCCACTAAGCAATATTGTGTAGTTAAAGTAACTAGCGGATCCGTTGCCTGTATATGTTACAACTGGAGTAGACCAAGTAGATGGATATCTATAAGCGATAAATCCATCTCCACCAAATCCACTTACATAAGGGCCCATGCCACCGCCACCACCGTTACCAGCACCATAACCCGCCGCCTGGTTTGTAGGCATTCCACCATCAATTCCTCTTCCAACAGATCCGTCACCACCACCTTGACCTCTGCCAGGTGCTGACGACCTTATTGCGGAATTAAGTGATAAATTCTTTCTTAAAGAACTACCTCCGCCGCTTCCTGCAATAGCATCCGCTACAAACGGGTCAACATCGATATCAAACCAAGTTGGAACTTCGCCGACAGTCATAACTGCGGTTCCATTACCACCTTGTGGTGTGGTGCCACTCACAAGTTGTCCACTGGCTCCATTAGAATTGTATCCACCACCAGAACCACCAGCTCTATAGTCAACGTTTTCAATTCCAACGCCGCCAGAACCGCCGGATCCGTCTCCGTTACCCGCTGCTATGAGGGTGCCATCGGGTGCAACACCGCCACCACCGCCGCCACCACCATATACGCCATTACCCGCAGGAACAGCTGCGCCGTTGATATAACTTGCGCCGCCACCGCCACCACCGGCATAATATGTGTCAGCAAACATAGTGGTTTGACCATTTCTATTAGCCATTACTGAACCGGTAAAGTCGCCACCACTACCAACAACAAAGTTGTATGTTACACCAGCAACAGGTATAAAGGTATTTGTTAATACATAAGCACCTGATCCGCCACCTCCCATTGTTGGTTCACTAGCAACGACGCTGTTTATTTTGTCACCACCCGCACCACCTCCACCTACCATAAATAATTGAATACTAGGATCGGGCGTAGGGGTTGGAGTTGGTGTAGGAGTTGCTGTTGGAGTAGGAGTATTTGTTGGAGTAGGAGTAGGTGTAGCTGTAGGCGCCGGTGGAATAGGCGTTGGCGTAGGTGTTGCTGTTGGCGGGATAGGGGTTGGAGTTGGTGTCGAAGTAGCTGTAGGTGTTGGAGTAGGAGTAGGAGTGTTTGTTGGTCCCGGAGTAGGCGTAGGGGTTACAGTAGGTGTTGATGTTGGTGTAGGTGTTGGTGTTGCTGTTGGTGGAATAGGTGTTGGCGTAGGTGTAGAAGTTGATGTAGGAGTAGGTGTTGGTGTTGGTGTTGATGTAGCTGTAGCAGTTGGCGTAGGAGTGACTGTAGCTGTTGGCGTAGGCGTAGGGGTTGGCGTAGGTGTAGGGGTTGGCGTAGGTGTAGCGGTAGGAGGCAAATCTTCTGAGTTACATGGACATATTATTGGATTTTTGATCACGCCTACAAACGTGAAACTATCCTTGATGTCGTTATACTGAAACAACACGTATCCTAAAGATTGTCCATTGCCTACACTTTGTTGTGTCACCTTGAACTTGTATTTTTTAAACAACAAGTTATACGCAGGAGATGTTGTCAGAATGTCATTTTCCAAGTCTGAAATCAGTTTGATAGCTGTAGTAGAAAGAAATTTATCGGTATCTGATATGGTTAAAAGCCATGATATCAAATTTGGCTTGTATAAAAGATAAGAGTATAAGTTATCGATCATAATTTTTTCTTTCTACTTTAAAGTTACGTTACGCGCCTATCCTCCAAGGATCTGCTATTGTGCCTGATCCAAGACCCGCACTTTCTGCGACACTTATTGCACTATTGATGTCATCATAAGTTTGCCATGAACCTACGTATTCGGTGGTGTTGCAACAATCGTTATCATCCCTTGTTGGCATCGTTCTGGTAATTCGTTCACAGTTACTAGAATTTGACATTGCTCTAAATGCTGAGTTGAATCTAATAGTTGCTACAGTCTGTAAATCTACTATGCCACATGCCATGGTGGATACAGGTGTTCCAACCACTTCCATGATAGCCCCACCCGAATTATATGGGTTAATATCAACCGTAACGGCGATATAACCAGGGTCACAATATGGAGCAGTCCCCGTCCCATCCCAACAAGGATCACACGTTGCGGGATCAGTGCATTCAGGCTGACTTGAACAAGATCCCGGTGAACGTAAGACCGCATAATAAAATTCCTCAGATGGAGTAGGCGTTGGTGTCGGCGTAGCAGTAGCAGTAGGTGTCGGCGTTGGTGTGTCAGTAGGTATTGGAGTAGCTGTAGGTGTTGGTGTAGGAGTTGCCGTAGGTCCAACTGGAGTAGGTGTTGGGGTAGGTGTAGCAGTAGCCGTAGGTGTAGGCGTAGGCGTATTAGTAGGAACAACGGGTGTTGGAGTAGGCGTAGGAGTTGATGTTGCCGTTGGGGTTGGAGTAGCCGTTGGACCAACTGGAGTAGGTGTTGGTGTTGGTGTGTTTGTGGCGGTGGGTGTAGGCGTTGGAGTCGAAGTTGCTGTTGGTGTAGGCGTTGGTGTTGCTGTAGGACCAGGCGTAGGTGTAGGGGTTACGGTTGGAGTAGCCGTT